GACCTTTGATGTCTAAACTAGTAAAGATTTATGATGGCATGACATTTGACATGTCTACAGGAGAAGTACTTTCTCATGGTGATATCACCTACCATGCTGAAGAAGATATTGCACAATGTGGTGGTGGTGGTCCAAGTACACAAACAACTACCAGTGGTTTTGCTGAGGATTACAAACCCCAGATTACTGGTATGCTTTCAGAAGCTAAGAACTTGTATGACTCTGGCCAGCTAGGTCAGGTTGCAGGTTTTACTCAAGCAGGTAAGGATGCACAGAAAGCTGGAATATCAGCAGCAGGTAATCAAACAGCTCTTGCAGACCAGATGATGGGTATTGCAGGACAACCTGTGGATCTCTCAGGTCAACGAGCAGCATCACTACAGCAAGCACAAGGTGCTTTAGGTACCTCTAATGCTATGGCTGGGCAGCATCAAGGCCTTGGTGGTTCTCGTCAAGGTATCAACCAAGCTAGTATCGAACAAGGATTAGCTGCTAACTTTGCAGGTATTGACCAGCAAGCACAACAGATGCAGACCCAGAACATCAACCAAGCTATGGGTATGCAGGGTCAAGGTGCACAGACACTTGGTATGATTGGTCAGGCACAACAGGCACAGAACCAAGCACTTGCTGATGCACCATACACAGCTCTTGCACAACAGATTGGTTTGTTCTCAGGTATGGCACCTAAAGAGCAAACAACTAATAAAACTGGAGGTAAGTAATCATGTCTGGTTTTAACCCTTTTGCACCTCAGATGACACAACAACAACAACCTCAGCTTCAAGGTGTACAAGCACCTAATGTACCCATGCAAACACAACCGGGTCTTATGCAGACCCTTGGACCTGCAGTTATGCAGCAAGCTATGAGTTCAGACGCAGCAGGTTCTGTTGCTAAGGGCGCATTAGATTTAGGTAAGCAAGGTGCTAAAGATGCATGGGGTGCGCTTACAGGTCCATCAGTAGCTCCAAGTGCAATACCTGTAACTGAGAGTGTAGGTGTGTTCACTGACGCTGCAATGCTTAATGGTATGGGCACTGGAGTTACTGCCGCAGCTCCAACCTTAGCAGCCACAGGGGCTACCGCTGCAGAGATAGCCGCAGGTGCAGGTGCGTTTGCAGCTCCTACAGCAGCAGCAGGTACAGTAGCAGCAGGTACAGGTGCAGCAGCAGCAGCTCCAATGGCGCTGGCAGCAGGTCCGTTTGCTCCACTGGTACTTGGTGGAATGATGTTAGCTGCTAACTCAGGAAAGTAAGGAGTATACAATGGCAACTGCTACACAAATTAAAGATCTTCAAACTAGGCTTGATAAATTATTCAAACCTGCAGGTACAGTAAAGGCTACTAATGACACTTGGTCTCGTAACAAGCTAGCACTTGATACTATGGAATCTGCTAATAAGATACCAGTTTTAAATCAAAGTGGATCCACTAAAGGTAAGTCTAAAGCATCTGCAGCAGCTTTAAAAGCATACCCAAATATGCCAGAAAGCTACAAAGAAATGTTATCAGACTTAGCTGGTCGTGAAGGATACAACCCTAACTTTTATCTAGACGGTTCAGGGTACTTGACTACAGGTGTTGGCCTTACAGGTAAGTATGTTGCAGATGAAACACCTTTCAGATCTATGACAGACCATGAGAATAAAGCTAAGAGACTTGTACCCGGACTTGAATACTACACTCCTGAGATACAGAAATCTATTATACATGCTGCTTACCGTGGGGATTTAACGTACCCTGAGGACGATAAGTATGGTAACAAAGCAGGTGACCCTTACAAATGGATTAACAATCTTAATTCTGGAAAATGGAATGAAGCTGCGGATGAGCTTTTAAGAAATAATGAATACTACGCTTCTCGAGGTAAAGACTCTAAAGGAAACTCTGTGGATATTAAAAACCCCGGACTTCAATCTTACTTTGAGGACATACACAATACTCTTAAAGAACAACATTACATAGAGAACCCATCAGATAGGCCAGAAGATTCTGGATTCATGTCTGATATAGTGGACGATGGCTTAGCTTTTGGTAATAAAGTATTACGTAAAGTAGATCGAACTATAGACTCAACTGTAGATTCTGTAGAAGGATTTATGGATGAGCTGTTATCCACTGGTGAAATGCCACAACAAAAAGTACCATCAATAAAAACACAAGAAATTCCAGTACCCGAACAAGGGACTACTGTACCTAAAGCGGAGAATGAAATGGCAACACCAGAAGCTCAGGCTTATTTTAAAGATTTTAGAAACTTAAATGATCTACCCAATATGACTGATAATCTTGTACCACATCAACAACAACTAGTTGAAGACAAGGTGATACCTGTCGACAGTTACAGTCCGGGTGTGGAAATGCAAGTAAAACCTAAACCAATGTACCCTCTTGCTGGTACTGTAACTAAAGAACCACTTGACACTGGTCCAGCACAGTTTGCTGAGATTGAAACTTTATTAAATGAACCTAGGACATATGTGCCTGAGAGTGGTCGAATGAATGCATACAGTTATGTTGACAACACATTACCACAACATGCTGAAGAATTCAGTCAAGCCTTTTCAGCACCTTTTGGCAGAGAGCCAGCTGGGATACCTACTCAACCACAGAACAACATCTTAATGGATCAGTTTGGAAGACCTGTTACTTCTGGTAATGGAAATGCTATTGGACTTCCCACACAGAAACCAGCTTATAAAGCACCTGCTGGTGGTAAAGGCGCTAATGCCACACCTCAGTCAGCTATAGATCAGCTAACGGGTGTCAAAGGATTTGGAGGTAAGTAATGAACGCATTGGAGAGATGGTTAAATACTTTCGGTGGTAATACTGATTTAAAACCTGACACACCTAACGATAATAAACTGACCCGTTGGTCAGCAGATGCAGCTAATAAAAACCTTAAACCTGACACACCCACAGTACCTGCTTTAGATGAGAAACCTGCAATACCAAGGACTAGTGCAAGACCTACTAATGCTGCAGGTACGGTGGAACAGACAACTAATAATGCTGGTAAGGTTAACTGGAGACTTGGAAATCAAGGTCAATCAATTCCTCGAGGTAAGCAACCAGTACCTGTTGTTGAATCCACTGGTCGTAAGGTTGTGCCAAGCTTAAACAATGCTAGTGCAGGTACTGGTTCAACTGCACAGGCACGTATCGGTGCACCACCTAAGTGGGAGTTACCTTGGAAGACACCTAAGATAAGCGTGAGTTCTGTGCTTGGAGCACCCGCTGCTGGTGCAGAGGCTATGTTCCACAGCGAATCACTTAACGTTGGTGAGTTTGCAGGTGAAGATGGTCAGGCATGGCTTGATGAGAACAGGCCAGAAGGTTGGACCTCAAGCACTATGTCTGTTGAATCTGATATAATGTCTAGGACAGCAAGAGATTCTAACTCTAAAATAAAAGAGGTTGGTCTAGCTGAAGAGAAGCTCAATGTATTAATAGAGTCTGGTGCAAGTGCCTCACTTATAAACCAAGCTAAAGCGGAGTTATCTGCAATTAAGGATACACCAACCAAAGATCACCTTACAGATCACAGGAGTGAGGTTGAGGAAGAGCTTGCAGAAGTTCAAACTCTACTTGATTTGAAGATTCAAGAATTCTATGTAGCTGGAAATCCAGAACTTACTCAACAGAAACTAAAAGCTTCAGGTTGGTTAGACAGAAAAGATGCTCTTGTAAACAAGCTTACAGATATAGATCTAATAGATAAATCTAATAAAGTACAACAAGACAAAGAGGCTGCTGCTCTTATCAGTATGACTAAAGGAATGGACCCTAGTAAGTTAACGCCACAGCTTGGATCTTTAGATGAGGAAACAATTGAATTACTTAAGAAAACTGGTGATAAGGGTCTAAATAGTTTCTTTAATGGAGAGACACTTAATAAGGCTATGTCCCTTGCGGCTAAAGGATTAGGTAGCTTATGGGATGACACTGCTATCAGGAATGCATTTGTATACTACATGGGTTCTCGTCTTATGGGTTACTCCGCTAGTGGTTCAGGTATGGCTGCTGGTGATGTTCTTATTAAAGGTTGGGATAACCAAGCTGATGCAGGTGCCCTTGCAGCTGAAGCTGCTACTAAGTCTGCTGAGAATAATAATATTGATATGTCTAAGACTGTTAACTATGTTGATCAGTATGGTAAGTTCCAGAAGGTGTACGCATCTAAGAACGGTAAGTTCCTGAACCACCCAAAGCTAGGCACTATCGATGTCTCCAAGACAGGATGGAGACCTGCTGCTACAGGTGAGAAGGATCGTCAGACTCGTAAGCTAGATGCAACAGACAGTGTCAATAAGATCCAAGATCAGGTATTAAATAACTTGAGATCTCAGACTAAGGATGCTGATGGTAATGGCATGTATGACGAGAACAACGTTGCTAAAGTTACTCAGATGTTCCAAGAAGCTGGTCTGTCACAACAGATGGTTGATTCGTACACTGACTCCTATGGCATTGATGGACTTGAGAAGAGTATTCCAATGCTCAGACGAGCTATGGAGTCGTACTCCTCAGCTGTTGCTGATGGTGAGGAAGTTAAAGTAGCTTCATTGATGGGACACTTAGATCGGGCAATGATAACCTCAGGTAAGACACAAGTACCTAAGTCTGTCTATCATTCAGAAGGTAAGGTGGTTGGTTCAGATTCAATGAATACACTATCAGAGAAACTTACTAAGGTTCATCAAGTTCAGAAAGGTTATATAGATGTAGTCAAAGCTTCACCAGATCTTACAGATGATCAGAAGGAAGAGTTCACTTATTCTATGAAAACTGGAGCCACCAAAGCTGACATCCTCATACAACTTAATAAGAGCTTCAATGCAATAACCCCGAACCACATGGACTTCTGGAAGAAACAGGCTAAGGACTCCAACAAGTCCTCACCTTTCATCATGTGGCTTACATCTGTTACAGATCCGGGCAGACAGCATAGTAGTTATGAGAGTCTTAATATAAATGTATACAGAGATCTTGGACTTATACCACCAATAAATAAGAAGGAATAAAATATGCTTAGAGATGATACGATGGAGGCCTTGTCTTCTGTTTTTGAAGATTACAAAACTGGAGATGAGGAAGGATCATCTCAAGCACCTTCCTATAGGCTTGGGGATTCCGATTGGGCCTTGATTGATGGCGATACAGCTAAGAACCTTAAGACAGGTCAACGAGTTCGTGTCGGTAACATTGATACCCGTGAGATTGGCAGAATCATAACAGAAGGTTCTGATGCTGGCTTTAAACATGGTGAAGTTGGTGGTGAACTGGCAACACAATACATCTGGGATCTTGCCAACAGACATGGTTTTACAAAGGTATCCGCAGGTGACGAGCTTGACACTCATGATCGTTCACTTGGTGAACTGTATGATCCTGATGGTGTTGCTTTATCAGACATGATGCTTGCATCTGGTATGGCACTCCCCGGATACATGGGTAAGTCTAAAGAGACTACAGATCCCTATGGATCTGATGTGTATATGGGTGGTGTCTACCAACGTGAGATGCGTGACCTTAACTTTGATAAGTTATCAGATTGGGAGAAGGCTGCAAAGTTACTTCGTTCTGCTGAGACTGCACACTCTGGTGGCATACCTATCGAAAAGGTTATGGCTTTTAACATGCAAGAGTACGCAGCTAACCCAGACCTATACAAGGGTATCCGTACTCGTATAGATGGGGCTGATCCTGAGGGCATGGCATACTCTCCAATGAGTGCAAGCTGGGATGTCTCATGGATGGGTATCGGCAAAGGTTTTGATCAGGTTATGTGGAAGATGGCTGATGAAGCTGGGTTTGAAGATGCTGCAACTTACTTTGCATCTGATGTAGCCACAGCTGAGAGGGAGATGGCAGAGATGCCTATGCTCCAATCAGATATAACTCAGGTTGATTGGTCTTCCTTTAATGAATCAACAGATTACCTTGCAACTATCTTCGGATCTTCACTACCATATATGACAATGACTGTTGCAGGTATGGCAGCTGCCCCTGTGGTTGGAGCATTAGGTGCAGGAGCTGCTGCTGTAGGAACTGCAGGTGCCCTAGGAGCAACATCAACAGGTATGATGTACACTGGCTTAGTCTTAGATGAAATGGAAGGTGACATAAGTGATAAGAACTTACCACTTGCTATTGGTGCTGGTGCACTGATGATGGTTGCGGATCGCTTAGGCCTGAAAGGTGTCATAGGTCCTAATCAGTTCCTCACTGGCAGTGGTAAGGCAGAACTTATAAAGCACCTTACCGCCAAAGGTATGACAGAAGCTGCTGCTGAGAAGCAGATAGCTTCAATGGCTAAGCTAGAGCTTGCTAAACTATCCAAAGATGGTTTTAAGTTTGCTCAAGATCAAGTAGTCAAGGGTGCTTTATTTAAGAGGGTTGCTGGTCAGCTCTCAAGAGGTGCTGTCTTTGAAGGTAGTACGGAACTACTTCAGGAAATGACACAGTACACAGCTGCTGTGCTTGGCTCTGATAAAGAGTGGAACTTCGATGAAGTTGAGAACCGTATGATAAACGCAATAGCTGCTGGAGGTATCATGGGTGGTGCATTGTCAGTACCCAAGACTGCATTTGATGTAGGTGATTGGAGTGCAACCGCTGACTATTTAGATCCATCTAAGGCTGACAGGTATAACACTAAGTTTGACTATGCCGAAGAAGAAGAACTTAAGAGGCAGGGTAAGGTTCGTTCTAATGATGAATGGGCTGATGATCTACAGTCTTCTGCAAATGTTCGTGTTGAGCAAGCTGCTTTATCCAGTAAAGATAAAAGTACATCTGCATACAACTCGGACGGAAGCCGTAAGCCATCTAACGATAGCATGATGGAATCAGCTGCAAATTCCCACAGGAATAATAACCCCGAGGGATTCCTTGGAGCTAAAGATATCTGGGCATTCATAAAGAACCCCCAGAACTTCTTCAGGTCTTCTGCATCACGGGCAATTATTAAGCTGGCTGAGGTTGACTCTGAAGCTGCTAGATTATTAAGTGTCTTTGGTTACACAAGGCATGGTATCTTCCACGGAAGTAACTTTGCAGAGTACCAGAGGGTTAAGCAAGCCTCACATGAAACTCTTTCAGGTAAAGCAGTTGATAACTATAAGAAGTTTGACAGTGACCCACTGAGTAGTTCCACAGCTAAGCAAGCTTATGCATCTGATATGATCAATGCTTTCTACAAAGAAGTGTTAGCGCCTATCACAGGTCGTAAGAACCGAAAAGGTGTGAAGACTATGGGTGTACGTCAGGCTATGTCTAAGATCAACTGGGATAAGATAGACCCAAAGTATCTTAAGAACAGGGAAGCCTTAGAAAGTTCGTTGATCAAGTACGAAGCAATGCTTAACAGAGTATTTGAAGAGACTAATGAAGTTAATGCAAAGGCCGAGAAGAGTCTTATCCATAACCTTCAAGACTTTATGTTCAGACATAAGGGGTTCAAGCGTGAGTACATAGATGCTAACAAGGCTAGGTTCATTCAGTTACTTTCAAAAGAGTATCGTATGTCACACACCCAAGCAACTAAGATAGCTGATAACATCATCAATGATACAGTCTTAGATGACAACAAAGAGTTTAACGTGATGGAGGGTGGTATCTCACCATCTGAATATGAATCACGTACACTTGGACTATCTGACAATGCACTCTTTGATGAGTTCCTTGAGCAAGACTTCTTCAATAACGTTGAGGAAGTGTCTCGTATGTCTTCACGATATCAGACTCATATGAAGTTCCTTGGTCGTAATGGTGAGGTGATGGATCAGGCTTTCCGTAACCTATACAGAGGTCTTATGGTTAAAGCAGGTACTGATACTGAACGTCAGGCAGAAGCTAAGTCTCAGTTTAATGAGGCTGCATTCCATGTACGTAATCTTATCAATGCTGAGTCAGGTAACTACAAACGTATAGACAGTTACTACTTAAAGACAGCTCAGAAATATTTGACTCTTCTTACTGCAATGCAAGGCTTAGGTCTGGCAGCTGTCTCATCTTTCCCTGAGGTTGGACTACTGTTCCATGGTGTACCACGTAAAGTCCTTGTTGATAACATAGGTCTTGCAGGTTACCAAGCTGGTAAAGCCCTTGCGTCTTACGCAGCTAACCTTGGTGAAATCACTAGGGTATCTGGTGCAGCTGAGAAACTAGGGCTTAAGGATAAGGCTAAGTCAAAAGAGGAACCTGTTGCACGTTCAGTCAAAGATCCTCGTAGGATGTTTGCAGGATCCCCTGAGACTATTGTCCAGAGGGTAGGCCTTAGTCTCCAAGAGACAGGGGCAGCAACCACAACAGGTATGGTTGAAACTAACCAGCTGACTAAGCATATTGCAGACGCATTCTTTAAGTCTAACTTCTTACAAGATCAGACACAGATGCACCGCAACATACGAGCTGCATTCTTTAATGACTTCTTGATTGATAAGATGGATCTCATAATGAGTTACAGGGGTAAGGAACCAACACCTGAACTTATGGAATCACGTAAGATGCTTAAGGACTTAGGTATTGATGTTGAAGCAATGACCCGTATCTCTAACCAGATGCTAGGTCTTCCTGATATCTCAAGCCTTACGCATGAAGATACAATGCGGATGGAAGAGTTGAATAAGAAGGTTAAAGATGGGCGTTCGCTCACAGCTTCTGAGAAAGCTTCGTTCACCCGTATCAATAACTTCTTAAAGTCTAGATCTGGTTGGGATGGTTTGTCACAAGCTGATCAGTCTACATGGGAACGTAACTTCTTGACAGGAGCTGGTCGGTTTATCAACCAAGCAGTGCCTATGCCAGATGCATTCAACAGACCTATACCATATAGCAATCAACATCTAATGTTACTTACTCAGTTCAATGGATATATCTCAGCGTTTACTGCTAACCAGTTACCACGTTTGTGGGATGGTCTTAAGTACTCTAAGGGATTACGTTACTCAACCTTTGCTTCAGCAGCTACAATGCTGTTCATGGGATTCCTGTCTCAGGCTATGAAAGACGAGCTTAAGTATGGAGAACCCTCACCCTATTTGACAGACAGGGAAAAGGTTTTACGTATGATCTACTCTTCAGGACTTATAGGTACTGGTGAGCGTGTCATAGGTAGTCCAATGCTATTACCACTTTATGGTAGCAGTAGCAGAGACTTTACAGAGTGGACGTGGAATAACGTTGCAAGTGAAGCAGCTGCAGCAGGAACTGTGGAGAGATTCTACAGGATAGCTGAAGGCTACTTTGAAGATGATGATGCTAAGATGATGAAGAGTTTCTATGGAAGTCTACCGTTTTTAGGCCCAATGAAACATAGACTATATGAAGTTACTCAATGGAAATAATTGGAGGTAAACCCTATGGCTGGTAAGTATACAGCTCTAAAGCAAAGTGGACCTAAGCGAGGTCTAAGCAGTGATACTGCTGATGCCCTTATGAGGGCGGGTGTGTTTGATAATGCACCTGAACAAGTAGGCCCCGAAGGGATTGCCCCTTTTAGCTCATCACCACAAAAGCAAATGCACATACCCGGAACAGAGCGAGGTGGTCCAGTACCATCAGGTGTCCAATGGGGAGGTGTTGACACTGACCCTGCAGACATTGATCAAAGGGTTGCACCTGATCCTAATCAGACCAGTATGGATTTCGGTAATGAACCAGCTGAGTACATGCAACCTAACCTGAATCCTATGGAGTTAGAGCAAAGGCAGGAGCAGATGGAAGCACCACAGTCATTGCAACAACGCTTTGACTTAGGTGGTTCGTCACCTGAACTAGACTCTGGTTACTTAGGTCCTCAGGATCTTATGAAGATATGGGGTCCTGTTCATGGCCCTGTTGTTGCAAGGTCTTTAGTAGGACTTAAGAATGACTTTGACCTGATAGGTACTGCCAGATCCTTTGATAACACAGACAGGTTCCCTGACCCTGTGGAAGCTAAGGCTGAGTACGAAAGTGGTCTTGGATTAATACAGAAGGGTGTGGCAAGTGTGTTCGATCTTGATGTTGGTTTTATTAAAGCACCTGAAGAAGGTCAGGCAACCTTAGATCAAGATGGAAGGTATGCACTGACACAAGAGTCTTTGTTTGTAGGTCCTCAGGGACTTGATGCATCTGTTGTTTCTAATGACAACAGGGTGTACCGCATGGACCCTGACTACCTTATCAATTCGTTTGTAGTGGTGGAAGCTATGCTTGACAACAGTGGTTCATTCATACCACAAGAGGTCATTGACACACTACCTGAAGATGTTATGAAGCAGATTGGTATACTGGACGCTGCAAGTGAGAGTCAGGCAAGGACTGTTGTTGATATCGGTAGGTCTGTGTCTGATGCATGGCAGGGTTTCCGTCAGGTACGTGAAGGTGGCATGGATACCCTAGTTGATCCTAAGTTGTTTAAAAGGTTCTCAAGAGAAGCTAATCAACTCATAGGTTTCAATGCACTACATGCTTATAAGGAAGCCAACCCATCCTATGTTGATGCTGTTGGAGAGATGATAGGCGGTAAGTCTCAACCTATACTGTACAACCTAACACCTACAGGTCGTAAGGCACTACAGTTACGTAGTAGTCAGGTATCCCCACCTAAGTTTAGAGTACCTCCGATTATCGGGGAGACTTCTAAGGATGGTCAGCCTAAGTATGCTTCAAGTACACGTACCAAGAAGACAACTGGTGCTCAGTATGATATGGGTCAGGTTGATGTTATCACTGATGCAATCAAGTTCTACTCTAATGTTAAGAGTGTTGTTGGGGGTATTCGTGGTAAGGCTGCGTTTGGCTTCGGTATATCTGCACTGGAGGAAGCATCTTCTGTTGACCTTACTGCAGGTGTAGCTAACAACCACCTTACTTTTGTATCAGACTTCTTTGATGTTGGACATAAGCGTATTGATAAGATACGTAACATCCCTGTCGAGATTGAGTACCAACTCAACGAGGCAAAGAAGAAGCTTTCAGCTGCACGTAGATACTCTCCAAACGATGGTGATAATATCTTATTGATAATGGATGTTAAAACTCTATCTGATTTCTTAGAACTTGCAAGAACTCCTGAGTGGCAGAATGGTATGTATAAGAAACATGCCACCAACCAACTGGAAGTTCTTAATGCGTTAGCTCACTACAAGAATGACCAGATAGGCTTTACCTTTCAACGACAGTTAGGTAATACACGTGTCACTATGCATCAGCACCACATAAGTCCTCAGAACCACAAGATGGTACGTCAGGTGCTTGGTTCTCCACATCTCTACAGTATAAGACCTATGTCTAATACAGATGAAGAGTTTGGTATCGTTGTGTCTATAGCTGCTTTCCTGCTTAAGGTAGGTGGTTTGAAACCTGATGCGGTGTACCGTGATACAATCAAACGTATGCAGTCTGGTAATGACCCTGAGCTTAAATCCCTTGAGGCTATAGGTATCGAGGTTGGACATTGGTTGCTAGCATTTGAAGATGCTAATGCTATAAGAGACCTTAAGCAACTTGAGTCTACACCTCAGGGTGTCATGGGTGTTGATAACTTACTTCGTAATGCAGAGCTTGAAGACTTCAAAGCAATCTTAGCTGACCTTTCACAGGCCACTAGGGACTTTATAGATGCCAATGCCAAAGCTCATCCTGATGAGTTCATCAACGTCTTGGAAGCTACTACAGAGCTTGCACGTTACATGCAATCCTACAGGTCTGGTAAGCCGTACACAACTCAGATGCGTATGGTTGCACAAGATGGTATTGCTAACGGACTTGCAGGTCTTATGACTCAGTTAGGTCAGGAACATATGATGCCTCGAGTAGGTGTGTATAGACCTGAGAACTCCCCAAGGATATTGGCTGAGTTTGAAGGTATTTCAGGTGACCCCCGTGACTTACTGAAGCACAACTTATTGACAAACCCTGTCGATGAGATAGGTAAAGCTAGCCCTGAGGATGCAATAAAGATCACAAGGTTGGTTAAGTTAGCCACCGATGATAAGAAGAACTTCCTCAAGCCTCCGCTTCTTACTTTTGTCTATGGTCAAGACTTAAAGAGTATGAAACAGTATGCTGTTAAGGCAGTTATATCAAACCCTAACTCAGAGATAGGACTTCTTGCTGGTGAAATAGGAACTGATAAGGCAATAAAGATTCTTAGTGATTCCCTTATGAATAATCTTGTGGCTACTGTAGGTGCTGATGTTGTTAACTATGTTAATATGCTTAAGAGTTATGTGAAAGTCGCTGGGTTTGTAAATGAACCTATCATCTACACACAACCAACAGGTCAGCAAACATCTATCAGTGGTACTGTTATGACTGAGGCTAAGTTAGCGTCTGCTGCTATTACTCGTACTCGTAAGAGGAATGAGAAAGGTCAGTTCTTTGATGTTACTAACAAGAAGAAGTTTGCAGCAGGTAAGGATGGTATCTATATCAGTGAAGGTGGTACCAGTAAGTCTGCGATTACATCAACGTATGACATAGATACCTCAGCATTGTACGATAGGAATGGTGTTGCAGGTTTAGGTGCAAGTCAAGGTGTATTAGCTCAAACTACTATTGGTTTCGATGCTTCATCTGTTGTTGTCCTAGGCACTGGTAAGTACCTTGCTAAGCTTCGTGCTTCCCAGAATGGAAGAGACCCTTACTTGATACCTGTCTATGATGAGATCATAACAGATGCAGGTTCATTTAGGTCTGCTTATAAGGCTATAAACGATGCTTGGTTAGACACAACATTAGACTATGACCTTATAGGTGAGATGCAGAAAGGTATCCGTGAGGCTACTCACAGAGGCCTTGCGAACCTACGTTCATTGGCAGAAGGTAATCCTTCAGGCTTCCCTGCAGACCCTAACCATGCCAAGTATGTTTACAGTGAGATGGGTGGTATGAGTAGTCTTACTTCTATTTACCATCCTAAACTTGCTGATAGGGCTGCTGCATATTTGTCTATGCTTGATAAGAAATCAAGCCAGTACGGGGATGCACCTTGGGCGTACATTACAAACAAGGAGCTATATCAGTTATCACTTGAAGTTCTTAACGATGGTGGTGTGAAGGACCTTGCGAAGTCCTTTGAGAAACTAAGGTTACGTGCAAAGGAAGGTCGTAAGAAGATCAGAGCTAAGGTTAAGGATGTGCATCAGTATACTTTAGATTCATTACGTGAAGCTGATTAAACATAACAAGAGATAATAAAAAAGAAAGCCCCCAAGGAATCCAGTTAAGGATCCCAAGGAGGCATTACCCTCAGGTATACATTACGTATACTTGGGGGTTATTTTATTACTTATCTTTCGTAGCATTAGCTACAGTCATTCGTCCTGATACTCGTTGAGCTTCAGCATGAGCCATAGCTTCTTCTTCTGAGAGACCCTCAGCAACTGCACCTGAGTAGTTCTGTTCCCAGACTTTACTCAGGATAGCTTCATTGATCTCAGGTGTATACGCAAGGGCTGGGTCAAGATTAAACATCTCAACGTACTCCATGTCGTCAATACCCGGAACTATATTGTAGGACTTATTTTCATTACTCATCTTTTACAAATACTCCATCTACCATACGACCAGTGCGTACGTTAATTTTATTATAGGCTTCCTCTAAACATTCTGTCAGAGACAAACCCCATAGGTTCGCTTGGATGGCTAGGGTCACCAGCACATCTCCCATCTCATCTCGTACTCGATCTACATCACCTTCATGTATCTCCTTAATCATCTCTTGAGATTCTTCTGAGAACTTGAGCAGCTGTTTACTTCTCCTCCCTACAAGATCTTTATGTTCAAAGATATCTCCAAGGATACCCTTGCGGTTACCCCAATCAATCACATTGTTTTCTAACTCTTCAAAGATCATATACATTACTCATCCCCTTCATCAGAATCCATAGAGTCTTGAGCTATAGATAAGAATACAAAGTTAGCAGATGCTTGAAGCACACCCAGCATAGCTACATTAGTCATCTTGCCGTTGTACTCTTGTATTAAATCGTTTAAGTCTTGAAGCATACTGTTTTCAGATGCATACTTTTCGGGGAATTGTGTTACGTTACTCATATAATTATCCTTAACAAAAGAAATAGTCAGAAGATATGATCTCAGATATATCTAAGTCACCAAGCTCTGGTTGTTTAAGTTCATAGCCCTCTCGGGTCTCTAATAGCATCTGCTCTATGGCAGTGAAGAAGTTATCACTGTTATACATCATAGCAAATTGCCACTTGGTGTGGTCTACAAGTTTATTCACATCACATGCATGGGTCGAGAACGAATCATGTATAGCTCCAAAGTCTCCTGAGAAACTCTGTATAACTTTAGCCATGTGTGCAGCATCCATTGAGTGAACGAAGTTTGGTGAACAGCCAGAAGCAAAAGACCTTCTACATGGAAGTAAGTCACCATTGGGTGTTATGTAGGGTATTTTTATGCTGTGACCTATCTGACCCAGACCACGGATGGTACTGCGTACAGTGATGTTCTTCTGCCTCCACACTTCATACAACACTGGGAAACCTGAGGGAGTTGTCCAACGTGTACATGTCTCACCTGTTGATAAGATATGGTCAGTCATCTTTTGAATAAACTTCATGGTCTTTAAGGGACCTACGCAGGTATCATTGATTGCAAGTATAAGTTGCTTTGACAGAGGGGTACAGTCATCTTCTGTGATATTGTACATCTTGTCATAGCCCTCAACCTTACAGTCATAGTACATGTTAGCAGCAATCTTTTTCTGACCTGCTGAGTATGCCCTTGTCATAGAACCACGCTTTGCTATACCTTTACGGATAGCTTTCATTGGTATGTTACGTTCGGCAAACCACTCAGGCATCCTTTCTATAAGACGTTTAGCTACTTGGACATAGAAGTCCTTTTGTATCTCACTAGGTACTAGGGATACTAATTCTCCAGCTTGTTTGTCTTTAGATATAGCTGCCAGATGTTGCCATCCATTGTTACTACCATCAACAGGTATAGGTACACGGCTTAGGTAAGTCTTACCCTCAGATACAGCAGTGTTGTAACCTGAAACATCCAAGCAACATGCAAGGAAACTAACTGGTTTTTCTGCTTCTGTTTTGAAACTCTTCCCATCCGCTAAGAGGCTTATCCAACTGAGGTTGTTTAGTGTCCACAACTCTCTGTCCCTTAGTGTCATCTTGTCTACTGATATTGTAGATAGTCCTTCGTCTTGAAGATAGGTTTGGTAGTCCGCTGTTACCCATTCTGGAAGTTCCTCCAATTCATATGATTGATTATAAGAACAAGCTGTGTGTATGCACAACCACTTGTAACCTTCAGGGTCCATAGCCTTAGCATAGGCAAACTCAAAGAGTCCTTTGGACACATCAGATCCTTGGAAGTTTAAGAAAGGTTCGGTGTAGTAAACCCTGCCACGATAGTCACATTCAACCATCTGATAGAAGTCTTTGAGTCCAATGGCATGTATCTTAGCCATGACGAACTTCATTTCTATAGCTTTAGACTTAGCTTTGATTGACTCATCTTCAAGATCGATGAACAAACCAAGGTTAGTTTCTAATGCTTTGGCTACTGTGGCGTTAAGCCTCCAAGGTGTTTGTTGCAGCTTGTTAAGAGCAGTAATAAATGGTGCTCCTATAAGCTGCTTAAAGTCTTCCTCTGAACTCATACGTTTAATGTATGGTCTTTTGGTGAACTCATTACGCAATGACACAATGTCTTTAGGTGGTGTGAATGATGTACCAATCAATGTATCTTTCTCGTACTCAGGTGGGAGGTCTCCAAGGGTAGCCCATGTGCTGAGTAGTTTGATAACATAAGGTGCACGAAAACCTTTGTACTCTCTTTCAATATGGATATAACCTAACTGCAGTAAGGCTTCTAAGTATAGATCACCTACTGCTAATATCTCATGGTGATTAGTATTGAGTACACCTAAAGTAGATAGTACCTGTAAGCCTATCACAGACGATGTGACGGTTAGTTTAAAGGGGCTTGCTGATGACCTCCTGGACTTCTGATAAGCTGCTACAGCACCTGCTACGGCCCTTACAGTTAGCTTCTCATACGTATAACCATAAGGTATCATACTTGATATTAGTCTGGCTCCCTCAGGGGGTCTACCCCTAAAGGTATTCCCCTCACATCTCTCACGGATGTATTCTGTTATAAGCTCTACACCAGCTGAGTTATCCAGTGTATTCGAGGAAGTCCTCTTGTCCTTTGAGTCTGTTGGTTCTTGTGTCGTAGTATGCTGAGCCACAGTCTCCAGTGCGTCCTGTGAATCGTGACTTAAGTACTCTGAGTTTAATTGTATTTCGTTCATCTTCATCTTCTGCCACTAAGTTACGAGAGAATGTGATTATATCAAAGCTGATTTGTTTAATCGAGCCTGAACCTTTGATGTCATCTATAGAAGATAGGTGTCCCTCTTCAAAGGACTTACCTTGTGACTTCCTAAGGTGGCTGATTAAACCTAACCATACGTTGTGCTTCTTTACTATTTTTAAT